CCCTTTCCCTGTCGACTTCTACACCCCTCGAAAAAAACCGGGTACATCCTTGACCATCCCCCGCCACGCGCAGTTGCAAGAGGTCGCCGACGAGGCCCGGGCATCCGGTGACTTTGCGCCGGCTGTCGCGGCTTTGAAGGCCGCCGAAGCCTTGAGCGCCGAAGCGCGCATCTTCGCCGAAGCCGCCGATTGGGCGGGCCGCCCGAAGAGCGCACAGATTCGCCACGCGGCAGGGTTGGCACTGGCGAAGGGGTCTTTCGTCGCGTATCAAAGATTGTTGGCCGACCTTGAGCGGGCCGAAGCCGAAGAGGCAAGCGCCGCGGGTGCGGCGGAGCGCGAACACGACGACGCCACGCCTGACAGTGTGCTTATTGCCGCCGCGGTCGATCCGCTGGCGGCTCTGCCGCGGCATCTTGCGGTCGAGGCCCTGCGGCAGCTTGCGGCCCGCCTGCACCTGCCCGCGGTCTACGCGGACGGCACCCCGATCCGCCCCTTGGACGGTGCGCAGTGACGGGCAGCCCTGAGGCCACTGTAGGCGCTACGGCTGCGCCTACGCCATCGGGTGACCGTGCACACGTGGCGGCGACCATCGCGGCTGTAGACGCATCTGTGCGGGCTGTAGAGCGGCTGCAGGCAAAGGTGCGCCGGCGCCCGGGTCAATACATCCGATGGCTGCCCCGGCAAGACCGGTTCTTGCGCGACACTTCGCGGCGCAAACTCATTCGCGCCGGTAACCAGCATTCGGGCAAAACCACCGTCGCACTGTATGAAGTCATCTGCCGATGCCTTGGGCGGCATCCCTACCTATCCGTGCGCCCCCCTCCCATTCGCTGTTGGGTGGTGTGTGCCCGCGTTGATCAATCGATCCCGATCCAACAAAAGTTCGTGGACCTGCTACCTGAGGGCGTTCTCGATAATCTCGATCGCTTCGACCCGGGCGCGGGTTTCCGAAACGAGGCTCGGGAGGCTGTCTTTAAGAACGGTAGCCGGGTTAAGTTTATGACCACGGGGCAGGACCCTATTGCTTTCGCCGGCGCAACGCTTGACCTTGTCCTGTTCGACGAGCCGCCACCAATGCGGGTTTTCCACGAGGCCAACAAGCGATTGATGCGGCGTGCGGGTGTGATGCTGATGAGCCTCACCCCAATCAACGCCGGCCCTATGGATTGGCTGCAGGCGTTGACCGAAAAGAGCCCGCCCGTCATTAAAGACATTTGGGAACCGCTGCGGCCTGAGAGCTTTATCCCTGTCGGCGCGTTCGAGCCGCTACGGTTGGATGACGGCACCCCGCTTGATGCGGAGTTTGTCAAGCGGCTTGAAGACGAAGGTGATCCGTATGAAAACCCCGTCGTTATCCACGGCGAATGGAACCCGCGGACCACAGGGCAGGTATTCGCACAGTTCACGCCTGCGGAGCACGTGATCGGCGCATTTTCAGCGCAGCCGGGCGAGGATTGGCGGGTTTGTGTTGGCGTGGACCACGGCGAGCTTGTGGGCAAGGAATGCGCAGTCTTGGCCCTTACCCGTAGGGCACGGGCCGAAGAGGGCGAAGGCGATGTAGTGATTGTCCTGGGCGAATACGTCGGCGGTACTGACCTTACGGTTGAGGCGGACGCCGAAGGTATCTTGTCGATGCTTTCGCGCTGGGGCCTCGATTGGGGCAACGTGGATAGCGCATGGGGTGACAAAACCACGACTGACAGTACCTTTCGGAGCAAGGGCAATACCGATCTAATCGCGGCAATCCGCAAAGCGTTGGAGCGCAAGAAGCGCGGCGCTGGGCGGCTTGTGACCAAGCGCAACGAGTTCCAGCAAGTCAAGACCGGCGAAGGTCGGGCGCAAGGGTCGGTAAATCTTGGGTATAAATACCTGAACCAACGCATGCTGCGCCGTGGTCAGTTTGCCGTACACGAATCCTGCCGCGCCTTGATCAAGGCGCTGCAAGAGTTTGATGGGCACCCCAAGCATCCAGCCAAAGACATTCTTGACGCGCTGCGTTATGCCATCAATGATTCGGTATTCGAGGGTCGGCGCGTGGCATACGTGCCCCGCCTTGACGCCGCGCCGCGATAGGGGATAGCGCAGCCCTGCCGCCTGTGCTATGATTTTTGCGAGGTCAGCCTTGGACGCTATCACTACCGCAGCAGCCAACGCCAACGCCGCGCAACGGTCTATCCCACTGCCTTCGGGTGCGGGCGAAATCAACCGCGTGCGGTCGACCCGTTCGCGCCGGGCGATGCTGGAAGGCACGTGGTCAAGCCTACTGGCGGAACGGACGACTCAAGTCCTGGGCGCCACGCGGGCGGCAATGCAGGCGGACCCGTCGCTTAGCCTCAACCCTTTCAAGTCTGTCTGTCGCGCTCTGTCTGTGCTGTATGACGCCGCGCCGACGATTCAGCACCCAACGGCAACCGCTGATGACCTTCGCAATCTGACGGGCAAGATTGCGGCGTCTGGTTTGTGGCCGATGATGCAGCGGGTGCAACAGTACACGTTGGGCCTGCGCGAAATGATGGTGCACGCCGCGCTTGACCCAAGCAACGGCGCGCTTCGGTTTCGTGCGGTATATCCCGATATGGTGTATGCCCGCGCGACAGAAGACCGGCCCGATGAGCCCGCCCGCATCGAAGAGTTGCGGGCGAGGTCGGCGGGCTATCTGCGGTCGCGTGGTATCGCGGTCACGCCAAACGTTGTAAACACGGATGAGGTCTGGACTGTCGATGTCTATGACATTAGCGGCCCGGTTCCTTTTCATGCGGTGCACCTGTTAGGCGGCGGTGCAACCGGTGCCGGTTGGCAGTTGGGCCTCGACATCACGGCGCAGATTTACGGCGGCGCGCTTGCCGGTGAGGCGTACCCGTGGCGGGCGACTCCGACCCGTGCGGCGCTTGCGGACAATCCCGACGCGCAGGGCGCGCCGGTCCTGCCTTATGTGCTGTACCACGCAGCCCCGAACGGCGATCGGCTTTGGGATCCGTATGAATGGATTGAAATCGTCGACGGCACGTTGACCGCGGGCGTCTTGAATAGCTTCCTGTTGCATACTTTCGCGGATGCAAGTTGGCCGCAGAAATACCTTATCGGTGGTGCACCAGCCGGTGCGGCTGTCACGATGGCAGACGCGGAAGGCGAGCGCCGGGCATACGTTCCTGCCGATCCAACGTCGATCTTGGTCGTCGAGAAGTTGCCCGGGTTTGATGGTCAGGTAACCGCTGGGCAGTTCCAGCCGGGCGGCGATATCGCCACGCAGGAAAGCGTACTTGGCAACATGATTTCGGCGCTGATGGAGTCGGCGGGGATTAGTCCTTCGGACGTTCAGCGGCTTTCTGGTAACGCTCGAAGCGGTGCCGCCATCGCGCTAACCAACGAGGGCAAGCGGGAACTACAGCGGCGATACCAAGCGATTTTCGAGGCGTCCGATCAACGGTTGGTGCGGCTGTGCGCAATCCTACTCAATCGATACAGTGACGGGTTGGAACTTGCCGCAGAAGCGGCGGGGCAGCCAATCCCGACCCGGTATCGGTTCCCTGAGGGTGGGTATAGCCTGACCTATCCACGCATCCCTCGCAGCCCCGAAGAGTTGAAGGCGCACCGGGAGCATATTTTCGCGCTGCTCGATCGCGGTATGCTGACGGCTGCCGAAGCGTTTGCGGCGCTGCATGATGTGCCGCTTGATGTAGCCGAACGGCGCGTGCGGGAGATTACGCAAGAGCGGGAACCCGTCGAGGTCGCACCTGTAGAGCCTGCGCAACCGATGCCGTCACAGCCTGCCCAGCCTGAGAAGCCAAAGCGCGATATGATGCGTGAGGCGATTCAAGACGTTATCGATGCCATCCAAGACGGCGAAAGTGCGGCAGATATTGCGGTCACTTTGCTTGCCTTGCTTGACGACGAAAACGAAGACGAAGAAGACATCGTGGATGATGTCTCGGTTGGGGGCGAGGATGCCTAAGCTGGCCCGGCCCCCTGTCGAGGTCGCGGCGGCAGCGCGTCGCGGGTTGGAGTTGCGTGCGCAGCAACCCCCATCAAACCGGGCGGGTACACCTGTCGGCCTTCGGCGGGCGGTACAGCTTGCCAATCGGCAGCCTGTCAGTCTGTCGACACTGCAGCGGATGGTTTCATATTTTGCGCGGCATGAAGTTGACAAGCAAGGCGAAGGCTGGGGCGTCGACAGCAAAGGTTACCAAGCGTGGCTTTTGTGGGGCGGCGATGCCGGGCGCGCCTGGGCAAAACGTATGATCCCCAAAATGCACGGCTACAAGCCTCAACCCAACCCATCGGAGAGCCCCGATGTCTGATACCGATATGGTCCCCCGGTCCCGCTTGAACGAAGAGATTGCCAAGCGCAAAGAGCTTGAAGCCGATCTTGGCGCGTTGCGCGGCAATCTCGCAGCGGCAGAGGCAAAGGCAGCCGAAGCCGAAACCGTGCGGGCTGCACTCGCCAAGGCGACCGCTGAGTTCGAGACATACAAAGTTGGCGTCGATGCCGGGATCACTGACCCCGAAGGGTTGGAGTTGGCGCGATACTACTACGACAAAGTGCCGACCGGCGAGGGTGACGATGCCAAGCCTGCGTTCGGCGATTGGATGGCCAAACTCAAGACCGACGCCACGGCGCGCCCCAAGGGCCTTGGGGCGTATTTTGCCGATCAGCCTGCCGCTACTACGGCGACGCCAGCGGCTGCGCCTGTAGCGCCGCCCAAGGCACCACAGGCTGCCCCGCCGCGTAGTGCCGCCCCGCTGCCGCCCGCGGCGACAGGCGCGAACCCTGCGCCGGCTCCGTCGCCTACGGCGGCGGGCTGGACCCGGGAGAGTATCGCGCAGATGGACCCGGCGACCTGGGCCGCCAATCGCGCCGATCTAATCAAGGCCGCATCGGCTGGGCTGGTGTCTAAGCTCGGCGGCGCGTAACTTGCATGCATTGCGCGACCGTGCTACCGTTTGATTGACGGCTATCACGGTCGCACCGTGTAACAAATGCGAATGGCCGGCAGTGACCACACTACCTTCCTACGCTTTTGAGGTGCCTAATGGCTAACGAGATTCTTGCCGCATCGTCGGACTTTTTGGTTGCATCCGTCCTTGAGATGGAGATTCTGACCAAGCTCAACAGCCTGATCAACCTGCGCGGTAGCCCCGCCCTGGTTGACTTTTCGCCGATGGCTTCGCGCGGCAGCCTCACCCTGGCGATTCCCCTCGCCGGCTGGGACAGCCTCGCAATGACCGCCCCTGGTGAGGCGACCGGTGTTAGCAACACCGCGCTGGACAGCGATCAGATCACCTTGACCATTGCCCGGCAGGCGATTCAGCTGCAAGTCTCTGACGAGCTTCTGGTTTCCAGCCTGGGCGGCGCGATGAATATCGAACGCCTTGCGCAGTCGACCGTTAGCGCCTACCTGAACCGCCACAACGATCTGACTGTTGGCCTGTTCAGCGGTGTGACCGCTTCGGCTGGCACTTCGGGCGCCGATCTGACCCTCGATGACGTCATCGACGCCATGCAAACGCTGATGAAGGCCAACAACACCGATGGCCTTTACTGCATGCTGCATGGTCAGCAGATGGCCGATCTGCAGAACAGCTTGCGCGGTGAGGGCGGCGCGCTGTCTTTCGCGGCTCCGACCGCCGAAATGATCGCCGCCAAGGGCAAGGGCTACGCCGGTTCCTATCTCGGCGTGGACTTCTGGGTGAACAACCGTGTGGCTACCGCGAACGCCGGCGCAGACCGTGCCGGCTGCATGTGGAGCCGCGGCGCCTTCGGGTACGCGGAGGCCACTCACCCGCTTTCCGCTCTGCGCGGCAGTGTCAACCCGCAGGTTGTTTCGCCTGTGGTTGTCGAGTTCGAGCGCGCCGGAACCAGCGGTTTGAACACCGTGATCGCGTCCGCCTTCTTGGGTGTCGCGATGGTCGAGGATGCCCGCGCCTGCAAGATTGTCACTGACGCCTGATCAGTGAGTCACCCGGCGGGCGGCTAACCCTGCCCGCCGGGCCTGCCGCACATCGGAGAGCCCCGATGCCGCTGCCTACTACCGCACGCCGCGCCGCAGAAGCCCCTATCCTGGGTGAGTCTGTCGGCAGTCTGACCACAAGCGAACGCCTGCGCATTGACCCGTCGCCTGCGTTCCTGTTGTCTTGCTCCCCTGAAAGCTATGAGCTTTCCGACATCGACGGCGAGCCGGTGTACCTGCCCACTGTGCAGCGGCATGACGTCTCGCCCGGCTCTAACGGTGTGGACAAAGCCGGCGGCATCGCACACTTTTCGGCCAACCTGCATACCCGCGGGCAGGTCTTGATTCAGCCGAACCAATGCCCGGCGGACCTGACGCCCGATGGGCGGCCCGGGTATCTGCGGCGGTATGAGGGCACGCAGGGTCTTGTGCATCTTGAGGCTTGGATCCAAGTTGTCAAAGCCCCGGGCAACAAGCACGTTGCACAGCTTACCCGCGACAATGAACAGCTTTACCGAAAATGGCGGCTTTGGCTGATGGAATCGGGTATCGTTCCGTTTCCCTCTGACGATTGGATTCAGCGATATGAAGATCGCCTTGGGGAACGTGCTCTTCGTCGGGCAACCCAAGCAAGCGCGCCAGAAGTCAAGGCCGAACGCGCTGCAGAGGCAGACGCCAACCTGAAGCGCGCACGCAAGGCGCGTGCAAACGTTGCGGAGGTCGCCAATGGGTGAATCTGTCGCAGGCCGGCGGGCCATGGAAGAGACACAGCGCCGATTGGTCAACGAAGGTATGCGCCCCGATCGCGCAGCCGAAATCGCGCGCGACTCTGCCATTCGGATTGATATAAGAGAACAGGGCGGGAAACCGCCCCCGCGCCGGTCGGATACCGGAAGCAACCCGCGGCGATAAGCCGCGCCCGGGTAAAGCCGGGCGGGAGACACTATGCCAAAAGGGCCCCTTCGTTTCCGCGATGCCGTAGGCGCCGCGTTCCGTAAACTGACTGTGTGGACCAGCGGCGCCGAATCGGCGGTCGCGACCAGCCCCACGGTAACCAGCGGCAGCGGTGCACCTTCGGCCAGTGAGCCCAACGGCTCGGTCTATCTGCGCACCAACGGCGCGTCGGCGAACACCCTGTATCTGCGCATTGGCGGCGCATGGGTTTCGGTTGGCGCTTCGGTTCTGCCGTCTACTTCGGTCTTCTTGTCGACCGAACAGACCGGCAGCGGTAGCGCGCAGAACGTGGCACACGGCTTCGGCACCGTCCCTGCGCTTGCCTTTGCGATTCCTTCGGATCACTCGGGCGGCGCATTCACGATCACCTATGGCACCCACACGAGTACTAACGTTGTTGTCACTGTGACCAACAATGAGAAGTATCGCGTGGTGGCCTTCAAGTGATTTGACGGCTCGGAGGCCACACAATGAGCGCGACCGCATACCAAGCGAGAATGTCAGGCCCGACCCTTCTTGAGAAGGGCCGCGACACTGTGATTTCTCTGCCCGTCTACAAAGACGGCGCGTTGGTCACTCCCTCGGTGGTTGTCGTTTCTGTGTGGTCTGCCGCGAATGTGTCTGTGGTCGCAGCCGCGTCGGGTTCGGTGGTGGGCTCAATCGCTACCTACACGGTCCCGGCTGCGTCCACTTCTGCGCTTGCGTATGGGGCAGACTGGCGCATTGAATGGACGTTGACCCTTGCCGGTGTTGTCGAGGTCTTCCAGACCGATGCAGCATTGGTGCGCAACCCCATCCGATGCCCTGTGACTGACCTTGACCTGTACGCGCGGGAGCCAAGCCTGAACCCTTCGGGGTCTGCGCCGATACACAGCCTTAGCAACTTCCAGGCGTTTATTGATGACGCGTGGAAGACGCTGCTAAACCGACTTCTTGCCGACGGTCAGTACCCGTGGAAGATGCCCAGCGCAGCGGTAGTGCGTGAAGCCGCCTTGGCTTTGACGTTGCACCGCGTGTTTATGGCATTCACTACGGGGCTGAATGAGAGCTATGGGAAGTCGGCAGATGTATATCGGCGGGATTACGAAGCCGCATACAACGCAATCCGGTACACAGAAGTTATCGACCCTGACAGCCCGTCCCCCACGGGTAACAAGGTCGCGGCCCGCCCTGTGTACTTCTTGGGCGAGCCCAAGCGGAGGGCCTTCTAATGGCCCTCACAGTGTCAGACTTGGTTGACAGGATTGGCGATCACTTGGTTGCTACCCTGCCGACGTCGCCCGATTCGGCACGCTGGACCCGTTCGCGGTTCCTGCCGCCGCAACTGGGGCAAGACACTGAGGCGAAGATTGCGCGGTGTTGGTCTGTGTGGTCGCCTTCGTTGACGATCACACAGCCAACCCAGCGGCAGGTTTCGAGCGAAGGCGTACACGTTACGTCCACGATCGAAGCCGGGTTCAGCTTTGCGCTTCGGCAAGACGGCACCGCGGCGGACTACACCGCGGCGCTTGCCGCCGAAGCCGCGTTCACGGCGGCGCTGTTCAGCGTGGGGCGGGCGTCTTTGCCCCGCTTCACGTTGCAGACGGTTAGCCGGCAAGTGCAGACCGATAACCGTACCCTTGTGGTAGTGTTGACCTTGTTTGCTTCCCACCAAATCCCGCTGACCTGAGAGGTACGCCATGCCGGCTTCTGTTATCCCCAAGCACTTCACCGATGGGTCTGTCACCTTCAAGGATGGCACCGGCACGCCGGTTACCCTGTCGGTTCCGTTCACCATGGGCGACTGTTCGATCAGTGGCCTTGCGCAAGATGCGCTTGGTCGCGCGACGAATGCCTATGAAACCCGTGGCGTCCTGGTCGGCTTGCGCCGTGGCGCGCGGGAGTATCCGACGTTTTCGATGTCTTTGATGGTGCCAGACGTCAGCGACGGCACCAACGTCACCCCGCTTGACTTCATTCGCAAGAAGGGTGCCTATACATCGAACGTGTCAACGACCACGGCCCTGGGTGATGTCTACACGATCGATATCGTGCTGACGATCGAAGGCACCGACCTGGGCGACGCCGCCGACCATACCTTCACCCTCGAAGATGTGGATTGCCGCGCCGACTTCGCCGAGGGCGAGCCCAACACGCTGACGATCAACGGCACGATCTACGGCACGATTACCCCGGCCTAAGTTGGTCGCCTAACCATCCACATCGGAGAGCCCCGATGCCCGACAACATCACATTTGGCGGCGCCACTTACGCGCTGCATGCCCCTCGCAGCCCAGCCCGTGCGGCGGCTGTCCTGCAAATCCAGGCCAAAGACAGTCCCCACGTTGCGCTTGCCGCGGCGTTGGGCCTGTGTGCGGACTGTCACGGGGTCCAATGGAAAGGGTCGGCATCGGCTTTCGGTGAAGCCGTCTTCGACGCGCTGCAGGCCCGAAAGGTTGCCTTCGGCGCGATTTGCGAGGCCGGCGCAAAGTGCATGGAGCTTGTCGCAAGCGCCGTGCTCTTTGAGGATGAGGTCGCCACCGAAGAGGCTTTTACCGCGGCCCCGTAGGTCGGTTGGATTTCCAGACCTTGGAAATCTGCCGCCTGTGGGGCCAAGCGCCGGGATGGTGGGGCACCCTATCGCGCACCGATAGGGTAGCCCTTACCGCGTGGTATCGGGTACACTGTGACCCGACGAAGGGGCAAGCCAAGGCGCCACCGCCACCGCCACCGCCTGCGCGTCGCCGGTGAAGCATGAGCCGACCTATCAAAGTGCGAAGCGGCAAAGTGTCGATTGATATCGACGCCACACTGCAGGCACAGATTGATTCGATGGTGCGGGGTATGGCCCCCGCCGTAAGTGGCGCGCTGGACGCCTATCTCGACAAAGCAGAGGCATACGTCGCGCAAGAGTACCCGCGCCCCGGGGATAGTCGATTCCCCACGGCCACCGGCAACAGCCGCGATGCGTTCGCCTATGTCCGAACCGTTGAACAGCGCGGCGACGGCGCTGTTTTGGTTGCCTCGATAGACAACGACGCCAGCAACTACGGCAAGATTAGCCGTCTACGCGGACGCGCGAATGACTTGCGGCGACAGTTACAAGACGGGCAAGAACTGACACCGGATGAGCTGCGCGAACTGAGGGTGATTGAAGCCCTTGAGAAACAGACGGGTCGCAAGGCGTTGATTCCATATGTGGTGTTTGTGCACCGCGGGCTATATTGGCAGACCCTGCGCCGCATGCGGAAAGAGGCAGAACGGGCTATCGTTGCAGAAGCAGCGGCAGAGTTGCGCCGCCTTGCCGGAGGGTAAATCATGGCCGACGTAGCAACCCTAACCCTTCGGGCCGATATTTCTGAACTGCAGCGCAAGTTGCGCAGTATTCCAGACGAGGCAAGCGGCAGCGCGAAACAGATGGCGATTGCCCTTGAGCGCGAGTTCAAGCGGGCGAGCGCAGCGGCAGAAGCGGCGGCAAAGGCCAGCAGCGCGGCAAACGTTCGCGCCGCGGCAGAGACTGAGAGGGCAACGCAGAAACTACAAGAGTATCTGGCGGCGGGTGACCCTGTAGCCGAACTGACCCTAAAGTTTCAGCGGCAAGCGGCTGAAATCGAGAGGATCGGCAAGGTCACCGGTGATGCGAAAGGCGCGCAACAGGCGCTTGCAAAAGCATCGGCGGACTACTCGCAAAGCCTGCAAGCATTGACAGCGCCGGCACAAAGCACCTTTTCGGCAGTCAGCGATGGGGCGACCAAGGCCGCCGGGTCAAACTGGAAACTGAACCAACAGACCCTAAGCCTGCGTAAGAACGTCGGCGATTTTGCCAATAGCCTTATCGCTGGGCAGTCGCCGTTTACCGTGTTGATGCAGCAAGGCCCGCAGGTTGTCGAGCTTTTCGCAGAAGCGGATAGCGCGACGGCGCTCTTGCAATCAAGCTTTGGCGGTCTGTTTGCTAAGGCGTCTGCGTTGGCTGCACCACTGGCGGCTATCGCAACAGCGGTTGCGGCAGCCGTTGCTATCTATTCAGTGTATGCAAACGCAACCGACGAAAACGCCGAAGGCAATAACCGTTTGGCCGCATCGTTCCGCAAGTTGACAGAAGAAGTTGATACGTCAAGCGATGCCATCAACAAACAACAGGCTGCGTTGACCCAACTCAAGAAGGCAACGGACGATCGGCGCGAAAGTCTGTTGGTTGAGATTGGCGTATTGAACGAGCATGACGTTGCCGCAAAGCGCGAAGCTGACGCGCTGCGCGAATCGACGCGCGCAACAATGCTTGATATCACGATGAAAAAAGCCAAGCTGCAAACTGATTTACAGACGGCGGAAGCGGTCTTGCGCAATAAAGACGCAAACGTGGCGATGCGCGCGGAAGCTTCGCAGGTCGTCAAGGTATTGCGCGATCAAGTCAAAGCCGAACAATCGAAGATTGATACGGCGCAGGCAAACCTAAGCCAGCAACTCGAAGATATCGACAATATGCGGCTGGTGCGCCAAGTACGCGACGAGGCTACCAATGCAGACGAGAAAGGCACAACCGCAAAGCAGGGCCTGACCAAAGCCACCAAAGACGAGAGCAAGGCGAACCGCGACCTTGCAAATGCATACGCAGCGGTTCAAGGCGTTATGAATGATGTGATGGCTGAAACAGCAACCGAAGAGCGCAAGCTTGGTATGGCTGCCGCAGAACGCATCAATATACTGACTGAGATCGCGGAGAAATATCAAGATCAGCCTGAGTTGGTACGGCAAGCCGCTGTCGCAGAAGACGCCTTGCGCATGGAGCTACAGAACAAACTCAATGATTTGCGCATCAAGCAAGACAGCGAGGCAGAGGCTAAGCGCAAAGAGTTTTTGAAACGCGAAGCCGATATGCGCATGAGTACCGAGAAGGCGATACATGATCGCAGAATGGCGCTTGCAACAAGCTTTTTTGATGCGTCGGCATCGTTTACCCGTGGCATTGCCGACCTTGCGACAGCGGCAGCAAACGCCAACAGCAAACGCGACCGTGAACTTGCGTTGCGTCAGTTCCGGTTAGCTAAGGCGGCAGGTATTGCCGAAGCCACGATACACGGCGCGGTCGCGATTACCCGTGCGCTTGCCTCTCTTGGCCCGATTGCGGGGCCTCTGGCGGCATCTGGAATCGCCGCCACTACCGCCGCACAAATCGCAACGATTGCGGCGCAGCGGCCCGCATTCGACCGCGGCGGTTTGATTCAGGGCGGCGGTGCGATGGCTGACCAAGTACCGGTCAACGCATTGCCCGGCGAGGCTGTGCTATCGCGCGGCGCTGTGCGTGCGATCGGCGGCCAAGCCGGGGTCGATCGGCTCAACCGCGGCGAAAGCACCGGCCCGCAAGTGGTGGTTGTCGAGGCATACAAGCACTTCGGGCGATTTGTACAGGATGAGCTTGGGCGCGCCGGTGTCCTGCAACGTGCTATGCTTGCCGGGCGCCCTGTCGGCGCTTTGGGGTACTGACCTATGGCCACAAGCACCGCCCGTCCGCAGCATCCCGCCTTGGTTGTGATGGACCCTCGCCTTGATCGCGTTGTCGAGGCGTGGTCAAGCCAAAGCAGCTATACCGAAGCGAGCCCCAGAGCGGGGCTCCCTGACCCGTCTGGCGCCTATACAGGCAGCCTGCGGGCCAGCGGTGCACAGACGGCCAAGGTTGTGACCCGTGTGCAGTCTGCGGGCCTGCCGGGCAGCACAGGCACGGCGGCGACGGTTGTGCACAGCCCCGACGGTTCGACCGGGTGGGTAGGCTGGGAAGGCCCCGGCACGGTTTCGCATTGGGAGGCCGTCAACTACACCACAACAACGACAGACTACCTTATCGATCCGCATATCGTCACCACGCCAGAAGGCGCGCTGGTGGCGTGCGCACGCAAAGGTGCGGGAACTGGCGGCGGTTCGCTTGTGGTGTATCGGCGGGCAATCGGCGCGGCTTCGTGGGGCTCGCCTATCACTGTTGACACCAACGGACTTGAGCCCTTCAATCCATGCCTTTGCGTGGTGGGGTCGCGCCTATTTCTGTTTGCTGCGATCGAAGCCCCTGTCGGTACTGACAGCTACGTGTGGACCTTTACGTCAGATGATGACGGCCTCACGTGGCAGACTGCCGCGGCGCCCGCAACGGTCGACCGGACCACGGTGCAGGCTGTACCGGTTGCCGATATCCAGCGGCTGCGGGCCGCATACGCCAACGGTCAAATCATTCTGTTTGTGCA